CCGGGTACAGCCACAGGCCGCCCTGGCCTGCGCCCGTGACGCCGTACGGCGACGTGACCGCCACCGTGGTCGGCGGGCCGGCCGTGTACGAGCTCACGATGGCACGAATGCCGAGCCCGTTGCCGTGGACATGCTCCTGCATGCCAAGCTGCATCGCGCCGTCGATTTCCTCAGTAATCTTCGACTTGAGGCTGAGGAACGCCGCCTGCTTCGACTGCGTGCCGACGATAGCAAGGTTGTCGAACTCGCGCGTGACATAGAATCGGCGGATGCCGACGTTGCCCTGCACTTCGGTGACCTGCGAGCTCTCCGGCAGGTAGCCGGCGTCGGACGCGCCCCAGTTCACCGGGGGGTTCGCCGTCACGTCGAAGAAGACGTTGCGCCCGCCCCACTTGAGCTGACGCATCCCACCGGGGCCTTCCTTCTTAATCTGCGCGAAGAGGACCGTGCTGATGGGGAACAACTGCTGACGGATGTCAGAGTACACGTTCTTCAGGTTGCCCTGAAGTTCCGTGTCCGTGATAAGGATTGGATTAGCCATTGGTTAGTTGAAGTCCTAGAAGTCTTGCCAGGTCCGCTGAATGATGGCCGCCTTGGCCTCATCGCGGTTTCTGGGCGCAGGGCGCGCAGGAGGAGCGCTCGGGGCCGCCCTGCCGTTCGGGGCCATCTGCCGCCCGACCGACTGCACGACCTGCTGCGCTTTCTTCTGCCCCTGCTGAATGAGTTGCTGCCGCTGGGTATCGAACTGCTGCATCCGTGCCGCCTCGCCCTTTACCCACTCCGCGAAGGGGCCCTGCAGATAGGCGCGATACTCCGGAAGCCGCTCAGGCGGGATAATGCCGTTGACCAGCAGGGGCGCTGTGTCAAGGGAAATCCTGCCCATCTTGGCCTCCACAGACACCTCGGGGTAACCGTTCAGGAGCTCGTCCTGCACCGGCTTGACCGCCTCGGCGTAATACGACAGGATGGTGTGCTGCCGCCGGGCCTGCTCATCGCTGGCGCGGCGCGTCTCCCACTCCTGGTTCCGTTCGGCCTCTAAGCGCCGGAGACGTTCCTCGGGCGCATTGAGCCGGTCCCACTCGTCCTTCCGCGCGTAGTACCGCTCAGGGTCGTTCAGCAGCTCGAGGTTCAAGGCCCGCTGCGCTTCCAGCTCGGCCTCCATCGTCTCCAGCTTCTGCGCGACCTGCGGCAGCACTTCGCGGTACTGCTTGACCTCCTCGCGGTACTGCTGGCCGGCAACACCGTCGCGGGCCATTCGCACCACTTCCGACACATCCTTCAGGTAGGTCTTGTCGCCTACCCTAAACTCCAGCTTGACCTCAGGGGCGGCGGCGAACTTGCCATCCGCGGTCCGCACCACGATAGCGCTCCCACCCTCCCCAATCACCGCCTCGGAAGGCGGCTCGCCCGTCTCAAACTCTGGCTCGCCCTGCTCGCCCTCTGGGCTGGCCGGCGCGGTGCCATCTAGCGCTGGCTGACCTTCCGCGGCAAGGGCTTCCCCCGCGCGGTCGGCGGACAGCTCGGCGTCTTCCTTCCAGTCCGCGGCCACAATCTGTTCGCGGATGGCGTCCCGACTCATCGGCTCCGCGGCGGCTGTCTCCGGCGCGAAGGTCTCAGTGAGTGCGGTTTCTACTGCAGCAGCAGTATCTGACATCGGTCCTTAGGTGGTGAAGGCCCCTATACGACGATAGGGGCGTTCGGTGGTTGTCCGCCGGTCTCGCCCGTCATCGACACCGGTGGGGCGGCGATAGGCGGGTTCGAGCCAAACGTGGGAGCCATATCCGGCGGCAACGGCGTTGCCGCGGGGACTCCCTGTTCAGGCGCAGGCGCGCCCGACTGCTGCGGTCCGCTCGGAGGCGGTCCGCCCTGCTTCTGCGTGGCCTGATTCGCCAACGCCATCCAGCGCGCCTTCGCGGCCTCACGCACCTCAGGCGGCACATCGCCGGCCAAGATGATGTCGCGCTCGAGCACGTCCTGGTTAATCGCTTCGTCGTCCTGCCACTCAATCGCCTCTTGAGGCTGGCCCAACCGAATCTGCTCGGCGACCCGCTTGGCCTTGGCTTCCTGCACATCGTCCGGGTTGGCCGTGTCCGCCAAGTACGCCAAGGGACGGAGCCGCCTATACTCCTTCGGGTCAATCACGCCACGCTCAAGGTCTTGGTCCAACAGATACAGCCGCAGCGCGCGCGGCATCGGCATCAGGGTCTCGGGGTCCACCCACACGTCCACCACGCCGTCAAAGTCCACCGCGCTGAACTCGCGCGCTAGGTCCGGACGGTTCGCCCCCACCACGCCAATCAACCGCGGCACCTGATAGCCCCACCGCATCCAGCTCACGATGCACTCGCCCCACGCCCCCATTGACTCCGAGGCCGCATAGACGGCCGGCGCAAAGGTCCGCTCAAGCTGCTCGCGGATGGCAAGGATGGCCCGTCCTGACTGGCTCGAGGAGTACTGCCCGCGGGCGTTGTCGTTCCAGCCGCTCCGGTCTTCGAGCTTCTTGGTCTCCAGCGACAGCAGCTCCTTCGCGTCGTTGCCCAAGCTGAAGCCGTTGATAGGCTGCAGGGTCTCGCCGATAGGGGCCGCGCCGCGGACCTCGATGACGGAAGTCTGCCCGCCCACGAAGGTCTCGCCGACAATCGCGCCGGTCTTGCTGATGAAGCGGCCGCCAGCGTTCACGCGCACAGACTCAATCCACTTTGAGAGAATCATGTTCACGCGCATCTGCGGCGCGACCAGCTCGTTCATGCGGGGCATCGGGTAGAACGACGGGTCGCTCGAGCCATCCGTCAAGCGCACCACTGGCACCCGACCCATAAGCAAGCCAGCCGGCGCAAAGACCAGCTTCTTGCCCACCACTACGCACTGCAGGCCCTCCGGCAACGCCGCGGACTTTTCACAAAACAGCGTGTAGCGGTCCACCGTCCGCTGGTCCTGATAGAGCGGGTTGGCCGTGAAGCGCGCCGCGTCGCTCTGGTACGCCTGCGAGCCAACAAAATATTCGTCCATCTCATCGGCGACCTCAGGCCCGTACAGCGCCACGGCCTGCGCCAGCGGCATGACCTCGCGCAGCACCCAGTACATCGGGCGCTGGGTCGCGGTAGCCTCCGCGGACACTCGCACCTGCTCAATCGTGTAGACCTTGGTCTCCACGTCCCCAATCGGGGCCGGCGGCGCGCCCGGGGCCATCTCTTCCCACGGGCCGGCTTCCGCGTCCCAGTAGGTTAACAGGAACGCCACCCCATCGGTCTGCGCCGCGTAGGCGGCCTCGATGAGCTTCCCGCGCATCTTCTGCCGGTGGTACTGGTACTCCACCGCCATCTGCATCGCCTGCGCCTTGCGCTGACGGTCTGGGTCTGGCGTCGTCGGATTGAACCGGAAGCCAGGGCGCTGTTCAGAGAGCACCTGCAAGGCCCAATCTAGCGCCGGACCAATCTGGTTATCCACCGCACGCACGGCGTCCTTCGGCATCGGCGGCTCACGCCACGCGCCGCGGTTCGCCGTGCTCGAAATCCACTGAATGCCCTGCCGGAAGAGCCGGTTCCGCTCCGCGGTATGGAGCGCGTCCTGCACGCCGGCGCGGTGCGCTTCCCAGCGATTGGCGACCCAGTCCACCCAGTCCTCATCCCGCTCCTCGCCATCCTTCGCCAGCGGGAAGTCCGTGCCGTAGGTGGCGCGCAGGGCCGACTTGCGGTCCTCTTCTGCTTTCCGCAGCGCGTCCTCGTCCACGACCTCGGCCTCAACGCTGACAAACTCCTCCAGCATCGGCTCCTCGCCAAGCTGCTCCGCCAGCGCGGCCAGCAGCGCTGGCTCGCTGTAGGGGTCCATCAAAGACTCTGGCGGCAACACCCAGCCGCCCTGCGTCGGGTCGCTCACCGGCCGACCTCAGTCTGTGACCAGCCAGGGCTCAAGTCGCCGTTCGATTGGCGGTCCAATCGGTCCAGCTCGCTACGCACTGCGCTCCAGTTCTGGTGCCGGCCATAGAGCTCCACCAACAAAGCGCGGAGCTGCTCACGGGCCCACACCTCAGTCTCACGCTCCACCCGCATCTGCAAGTCGGCCGGCAACTGCTCCGGCTCCAGCGACGCCGCGGAACGCCTCTCCTCGAGCATCAGCCGGCGTGACTCTAGCGCATGCTTCTCGCTTGACACTCGCTCGAACGCCTGCAGGGCGCGGTACCCCATGCCCATCGCACCGACCAGCGCGACCATCAGCAGCAACTCAGCCATCAGACTCCTCCTCCTTGTCGTTCCACGTCAGCATCGTCTTGCCCTCCTCGGTCGGCTCCAGTCGAAATTGCGCCCCATCCGGCACCCCGTAGGTGTGACAGATGAGACCGATAGCCTCTTCGAACTGCGCGTCGGCACGCTCCAAGGCTTCCCGCCGCTGAGCCTCAGCCCGCCCGAGGAAGCTCGACAGCAGCCGAGAAACCGTAATGGTGGGCATGCCTAGATGCCGTTGTATTCGGCCTGCGTGAACGTCACACTCGGCGAGGTCGCCAACGTAATGGCCACCCGCGCGTACTGCTCGCCGCGCAGCGTGGAGATAGTCGAGCTCTGGCGGGTCGTGCTGGTCAATGACCCCGTACCCGTGGCCGCCACCTTGTTGACCCAGCTTGAGGGCAGCGCCGCGTTGGTCACATAGTACAGGCTGTGCGCCGCGGAGCTTGCCGTGCCGGCCGCAATCGTCGCCGTCAGGTGAATCTCGAGCGCCGTCTTCAGCGCCGTCAGCGGCACCAGGCACTCGTACACGCCGGCCACCGTGAGGGCACCAGCCCCCACCAACGTCTTGCCGACCAGCGCCGGCGACGCCGCCGCCGGGACTGCCGTTAGCACCAGTTGGTCCTGCGCGCCCCATGCGCTCTGGTCGTACTTCTTCTGTTCCGTCAACGGGACAACGCGAGCCATGTCAAATCTCCTTGGTCGTATGCGATGCCGGCCCTGCGCCGACAACAGTATCTACCGCACTCCGCACAGAGTGCCACAGCACATACAGCGCGGCCGATGTCACACCCGCGGCGAGCGCGAGAACGGTCAACACAACCGCGAACACCACTAGCCAGCCGAGAACGGTCACCATCCGAATTGTCCCTCCGGCCCGTTGGACCGGTGTGAATACTCAGCCGAAATGCCGCGCACCCGCTGCACCGACGGCTCAAAGGGGTCCACGTCGTCCTTCCCATCGGTGACGTTCTGGTGCCCCTTCAGCCGCACCGGCTCGAGCACCTCTACCGAGCCCGACGCCGCCCCGTACCGGAACACGTCTGCGCCGTCGTCGCCGTTCAGGCCACGCTCGTCCGCGTCACGCTTCGCCGGCACGTCTAGGTTGAGCGGGTCCGGCACCAGCCGTGACAGCTCCTCGAGCACGCGGCGGTTGCCAGGCGTGTCGTTCACCACTAGCGCCACCGGAGCCGCCTTGCCGAGCAGCCGGCGCACCGCCTTGGCTCCCGCGGCGCGGTCAATATTCGCCTTCCCCATCGACACGCCGTAGCGGTCGAACACGTCGGCCACGGTCTCCGCCGCGGCGACATGCGCCATCCGCTTGGCGAAGGCGTCGTGGCCGGCGAACACCGAGCGGAGACAGCGCGGGTCCGCCCAGCCCTTGACCTCCGCGGCCTGCTCCTCGTCCTGGCGGCGGTGGAGGTACAGCGTGTCGAGCAGGTAGAGCGTGTTGCCCATCCGAGCCCAGCAGGCGAACGCCGCGGGGTGGCTATAGCCCCAATCATAGGAGCCCCAGAACTCGGCCCAGTCCGGCAACGCCCAGCTCTTGCCGGTGCGCTCCATCGGCTGGACGAAGCTGTCGATAATGCCAGGGCCGACCAGCTCGGGGTAGAAGCGCCCACTGCCGGCCACCAGCAGCGCGTCCAGCTCCTGCTGCGCGGTCAGCGAGCCCTCCGGGTACTCCGCGCGCAAGGCTTTGACAACGCTCGCCGCCAGCGTAGGGTTGTCCTCAGTCTTGTTGTGCCAGCCGCGCCACTCAACGCGCGAGCCCCGCTCAATGTCCTCGGCGACCATATTGAAGTAGGACGGCACGCGCTTGGTCTGGTTCCCGTCGTGGCCACCGTTCGGGCTCGAGATGACCAGCAGCCAGCCGTCGCGGTCCACCAGCGTCGGCAGCAGCACCGCCGACATCGCATACTCGAGGTCCAAGTGCGCGGCCTCATCCACGATGACGCCATCGAAGCGCCGGCCGCGGACACCATCAATCGCCTCCGCGGACCGCAACTCGAGCGAACCGTAGCCGGCAACCTCCACCCGACGGTCCACCAAGCTGACCGTCACCCCAGGCAAGCCCTTGAACCGCGGGAGAATCTCTTCCCGCCAAATTGCGTTGCTTTGTGGATAATCCGGCGAGACCCAGAGAATGTCGCCCCCCTGCAGGACGCCCTTCAGGTCGTGCTCAGGGCCGTGCCCATCCACAGCAGCCACCAGCGCCGCGCGCGTCTTGCCCGTCCGCCGGCCCGCGCGCCACAGCTTGCGCTTCGCGGCGCTCTCGAGCACCGGGCGCTGGTGAGGGAGCGGTGCCGGCAGATACAACGTAGCCTGCTCGAGGGGTGAGACCGCCGCGCCCATCAAATGCCCCGGTCCCCGAGGCCAGACTCGTCACGTCGGACGACCGTCAACGTCAGGCCGCCCTCCATCGGTTGCACTTCCTTCCCATAACCACGCTCCGCGGCGAACTCCAGCGCCTTCAGGAACTGCGGGTGGGACGGGTCTTTCAGGATAAGCTGCAGGCCAGCCAGGACCGTGTCCGAGCTCGCCGCCTCACGCAGCATAGCCCTGAACTCGTCACGAGGCCGGCCGCCCTTGTGGGATGGCCGAATTCGCGGGTCACCCTTTGTAAAAGGACGACCCACGACTCGCTTCTTGGGGCTGCTTGATTCTGCGCTCTGATTATCCACAATCATTGTGTGGAAAACTGGCCGACGGTGAAAGCTATACCAAGATGCGTTGGCGTCAAGGGGCCGCTAGACGGCAGTGTTGGTGCGGGGTGCGGCGGGGATAGGGAGCTTGGCCTTGGAGAGCGCGCGGCAGAGCTGCTCGGCCCGTCGGCGCCAGTAGTTAGCGCGGAAGCGTTCTTTGGCAAGCTGCTGCCGGAGCGTGGTCCGTTGCGGGGCCTGTGAAGCAGGGGCCGGCTTGGGTCGGGACGGCGACGGAGCGGGCGGTGAGGCAAGCGTCGGTTCCGCGCGCACGCTGGGTCTGG